CCCCCCCCTCCTGGGACGCCGACGCAGCACCCATACTCGCAACTGGTTCAGCACCGTATGAACCGGTTGATGCCGACGAGCGTCCCGAGGAGGCAGGAAACGAGGCAACCAACTGGGGAGTACGAACGTTCTCCTTCACCGCGCCGCCAGGCCCTGAGGGATCCATTTCTCCACCATCAGAAGAGGCTGGAGAGCCTCCTGATGGACAACTGAGCTAAGTGCTCGGGACAAAGACCAAACCACCCTGGGTCTATAAACATATGGGGAGGGAGAAACGCGCTCTCTCAGTGAAGCGCATGCTATCCCGGTGGCGGATTCCGAAAACATCCGCGGTGATTTCCTATAATGAAGAAACAGCACCAACAGAAAGAAGACCGCCGAATCAAGAACCTGGAGAAGAGAGTCAAGACTCTCGCTCGCGACCAGGGCCCAAAACGTGCCACCTCACGCGTCACCAAACCCAGCCTTCGGGCCGAGGTGACAAGGGAGATGGCCCGAAAGGCAGGTTGCGAGTCAGCGGTTTGCAGGTCCGTTTGCGAAAATGCGCTAAGAGGGCGCTCATCGCTATATTTTAACGGATCTGGCCAACAGACCATTGGCATCTCTGCCGGCGCACCAGTCTACCCAAGCCGCATGTCCTACAAGGGGATGAGCTTTTCGTCCAAGAAGACATTTGAGGTCAACATCAACGCTTCCGCGGCCACCGCAGGCATGTATGACGCAAACGGTTTCCTCGTCTGCGCCCCCTGGGCCTTCGGTTGGAGCGACTACGACTCACTGAACTGGACGAACCTCAACAGCTATGCCAACGCTGCCACGTTTCTGCCTGGATCAACAGGCTGTGTCGTGGGCAACCCTGTTGCCAATCCCCCATATGCCATGCCCGCCTCTGGTTGCGCGCTCCAGTTCATCCCCCGCTACTACAAAGTCATCGTCGAGGACGTGTCCACGCCGGTGATGGACAGAGCGGGGCGTCTGGTGACCTATGTCACACACTGTGCCCCAAACAACGTCACGTTTGACGCCGCCCAGCAAAGCCCGGCAGGGAGGGTCTATGACCTCGCGCTTCTAGAGGAATCAGAGCGCGTGGTCGTGCAGGCCCCCCTCCAGGCTCGTCCGGTCACAGCCATTACCGGCACGGCGGCTCTCAGCTACACCTCTGGCGTCGCTGCTTACGGCGCGCCCTGGATTTGCATAGGCTTCTGGGGCGTGGAGAAGGGCACCATTGCCACCATCACCATTGAGTGTGAGGGTGTCTACGTCGGCCAAAATTCTGTGCCAGATTCCACTTTCATGTCCGCAGCTTCCGAATGGGAGCACGCGGTCAACTCACTCTCACTGCCTAACGCGCCTTACTTTAGCTGGACCGTCAGCGAAGCCTCGGAGCGCGGCCAATTGGTGAGAGACATGAGCGCTAAGCTCGTGGTTGCCAAAGAACCTGGCTACGTCAACGCTGCTGCCTCAGAAGAGCTCGCCCGCAACCCGCGCGGTTCCTGGTGGGACGCCATTCTCGACTACGGGAAGAGCGTCCCGGAACTTGCCTCTGCCGTCGCTTCCGTTGCATCAATCGTCCTCTGAGACAAATTCTCG